GACGGCGTGGCCGCGAGGAACGTAGGCACGAGCGAAGCCGCCGCGTGTGCTCACTCGAGCACGCGGCTGCGGAACAGGATCACCATCGACTACAAAAGTGATCGTTTCAGGTTGAGTTTGTACTGCCGGTTGTACGTGCACTGTGCAGTCTCCGCTTCCTTGCGTTTCTCGTATTTCTGGCGGTATTCCTCAGCCGCTGCGAACACTCTGGGAGACAGCATCAGGTTTTCCCGGCTGTATTTGTCTTCTTCCGGGCTTGGAGCCAGGTCGTTTTTGTTTACCGGCGGCAATCCCATGTACTCAACGACTTGATTTATCGTTCGATATGGCACGCCAAAGTAGTTCGCAAGATCCTGGCGGCTGACGCCATTCTGATACATGCGAAGGAAGTTATCATCGCTGGCAATGCGTCTGACCTGCGCGTTCATGCGTCCAAAAGCTCTCCAGGGATCATTTCGCGAATCTGCTGCAACAGCCTCGCCGTTTCCTGGCTCACGTCGGAGTGCTTGATAGCACCACGGCAGTGCTGGTCGACATGCCACAGTGTCTGTATCGCAAGATCGCCAAGGATGGCACGACGGTACTCGTGCTCTTCGTCTGGCAGTCGGTATATCAGTGTCGCCGTTGGCATCGTGGCCTCGCGTATGGGCTGCGCTCGCCGCGAGCGTATGCGGCGAACGATCTTTGCTTAACCTGCTTGGCAAGTGCCGCCACGCTCGGAGCCAGGGCCAGCGTTGACTGGCTCAGCTGCTCTTCTTCGTCGCTCGGTGCGACGAGAAGTTCCCCGACGTTCTCCGCTACCGGAGTAATGCGGCCAAGTTTCCTCGCAGCCGCGCGAACTGCCGAGCAACTGCACTCAAAACGTCTTGCAATCTCGTGAACAGAAATACCGTCGCGGACAAGCAGACAAAACCCATCACGCTCAATAAGTTGTTCAGCCACGACTCCTCCCTTCGTGCTTCAAGTTCCTCAAGCCTATGACTCAGCCGCAGACAGCGGCGGCCGAGACGGTTGATACGTGCGCCGGCTTGCTCGAGCAGCCAACGCGTGTCGTCGTCTATCTCGTCACGCCACGCGTGATCGAGGCAGAGGTCAGCAAGTTCGTCATTGCTGTTTGCCATCGCTGGCCTCGCATCAAAACGGCACGACATCATCGGCAGGCACATCAGTGCCATCCGGCTTGATAAATCGCAACCCAGGACCACCGAATACGTTCTGACGCATGGCCACCAGTGCCCGGTAGCAGTTGGCTCCGCTAATCTGGCCGGCGTCGAGTTGATCGAGCATCCGACTTTCAAAGTCCTCCAGCGTTGACTCGTCTGCCATCTCGGCTAACACCAGGCATTCCGCCAGTGCCTTGGCGTCTTGCTCTTTATCTGGCGGTGGCACGCAGTTCGTGAATGTCACTTACCTCTCCCTTCGGTCCTAAGACGCTCCAGCGTGGCTGCAAAGCGTTTTTCGTCATCACCTACGAATGCCCGCACCGGCCTCTCATCGTCTGGCGGTTTGCCACGCCGGCGGCTGCGGCCGGAAAAATGCCCATCGAGAATGCGTTCAACAAATCCATCGGAGAAAAACTGCGTCATCGTCACTGGGCTCTCAAAGTAGTCGCATTTCGGGATCATGGCGAGAGCCTTCAGGACACGATCGTAGCCCGCAGGCCAGCCGCCAGGATGGCCATCAAGAGCCTCAGGGAAGCCCTTGGCAGGCTTTTTCGGGCCTTTTCCGGTGGTCTTGGCTGTGGCTGCCCACTGTGCCTTGAAATCGCCCCAGAAATCAAAAATAGAGGAGGAGGAGGGATCGCCGGAAGGCGTCTCCTCTCCTCTCTTCTCTTCTATCTCTTCTCCTCTATCTCCTCTATCTAGTAACGGTGGTGCGTTGCACCCTGAAACGCTGGTGCGTTTCACCATGAAACGCTCTTGCGTTTCATCAGCGTTTCCAGAATCGTTTTCTGCGTTTTCCCGGTATTTTTGCAATCTTCGGCGTGCCAATAGCCTCGATTTGGCCGCTTTTGAAAACCGATCCTCCCAACCGTGAATTTCGATCACGCCATCGCCAAACGAAATCCAGCCGCATCGCTGGACGGCCCGCCAGAATGGCTCTTCGCCTCCGGCCACCGCCTTCAGAATGGCAGCATTTCCCTTCACGGTGCCATCTCCAGAGTTGAGCGAAGCCCAGGCCCAAAACAGCGTGAGCCGGCCAACGATCACATCAGCCGGCTCACCAGTCTCGCCAATCAGCTCAAGTATTTCTGGCTTTGTTGCGATGCAGCAATCGATCGAGATCCATTCTCCCGCCATTGCTCTAGCTCCTTTTGCAGCCTGCCGATCTCTTTGAGTGCTCGCCCCAACGCAGCGGCCAGCGGCCCCGCCGTGCCAGTCCACGCGTTCGATGGGCCATAGCGATTGACCAGCTGCCAAGCCTGCTCGATCTCGTCGTCGGTCATGCTACGGCCTCCGCTGCCACCGCGTCCCTCGATCGAATCGCCTCTGGAAGATTCTTCACCGCTTGGCGAAAGTAAGCCGGCTTCAACTCTATTCCTATTGCCCGCCGGCCGTTTAGCACGGCACCGTAGGCTTCGCTGCCAACGCCCAGGAATGGCGTGAGCACATTCTCGCCAGGATTGCTCCAGAGAACACACGCACGCTCAATCACGTCCAGTTGAAGCGGGTGCATGTGCTTCTCGTCTGGCTCGTCTTTGTCTGCTTTGTTGCCAGAATACAAACTGGCACCAGTGCCGAGCGTCCTGTCGATTCGAACGTCATCCCAGAAAGCCGAAGCATACTGCCGCCAAATCCAGTGCGAGTAGCCATTCTCGATCTGGTTGCCTTTGTGGCCTCGAAACTTTAGCAAGTCTTGCGGCACCTCACGCGACCCAGCGTACCGCATCAGCCCGGTAGGATGATTGACCGGCACGGGATTGTTGCCAGACCTGCGGAAGATTAGCAGGTAGTCAGCATTCGCTACAGAGCACCGCGTCGAGTCCTCACAAAGCGTCTTGTGATGGAGCGAGTTGACCATAGTGCGATTCCGCACAGTCAGCGGCTCTTTCCAGACGTGATACCTCGCCGTGTATTTCCAGCCGAGTTTCTGGTGCAGCCTGATAATATCGCCAGGAAAGTCTTGCAGGTGGTGATCCTTGGGCCGAAGAATCGGAATATCTTGGCAATGCACCGCAGTCATCCTGCCGGGCATCGTCAGCCGATGGATTTCCTTGATTGCAAAACCATAGTGCTCCATAAACTCGTCGTAGCTCTTACTGTTGCTCATGTCCGCCGGATCGCTGCTGTACTGATACAGACCGGCAAACGGTGGTGAATAGATCGAGAGATGGATCGACTCGTCTGGCAATCCCTGCATCACCTCGACGCAATCTCCGTGATAGATCGCGTAATCGTCCGTTATTACTTTGTCGCGACAAGCCATTCCGGTGCCTCCGTTTCCTTGCTTTCGTGTGTAAACTCCACCCTCTGCGAATCGTTCATGAATCGCACAATCTGCTCAAACATCTGATCCGCAAGACGTTCCTTTCGGTCCATATTCTTTTGCACGTTGATCTCGCCTTCGGTGGCAATCACATCCAGCGTCACTGGCCGCTTTTGGCCAAACCGCCAGCACCTTCGCACGGCTTGGTAGAACTGCTCATATGAGTGATCGACAAAAGTCACCACATGAGCGCAGTGCTGGAGGTTAAGGCCCAGCCCTGCAATCTTCGGCTTAGTCACAAGTACGCGAGCTTCTCCTTCAAGAAACGCAATCAGCCGTTCCTCTTTCTCCTCGATGCTCTGCGAACCTTTGATCTGCACGGCACCGGCAAGGTCACGCTCGATGCGGTCGGCCTCGTCGTTAAGTTGGCACCACACTACCGCACAATCCGAATCCCTCGTGAGATCGCAGACAAGCTCAGAACGCTCCTCGACGGTGCGTCGACGTTCGCCACGCTCTTGATTCAAACCGAATGCCGGGATCGTGAATAAATAGCCTGGAGGCGGCTTCCGCGGAACCACCATGTGGTCCCGTCTCGTCAGCTTCGGAAGCACGAACCGGTCGTCGTCGTAGTTGCCAAGGTCCGAAGGCTTTCGGCATGCGATGGCCCATGATGATACCCACTTCCAAAACGGCTCGAATGCGTGCGGCTTCATAGCGTATTCGCCAATAGATTGGATCACACGCCAGGACAGACGCTTGCTGTGAATAATGTCGTCTGCCGTTGCTTTGCGTTTCTTTTCGTCGTCGCTGATCTGCCGGAAAAACATCGACAGCATCTCGCTATAATTCATCTCTCCGAGAGCCTCGCTCTGCGTCCCCATCTCGATATAGTCGTTGGGGGCAGGCGTTGCCGTGCAGAGCAGCCGATACTCCATCTTGTTAAGAAACCGCGTGACGTTCTTTTGCGTCGAGCCGCTCCAGTGTTTGATGATCGAGGCTTCATCGCAGACAACACCACCGAACTCTGCTGGATCGAAATGCTTTAGCCGCTCATAGTTCGTCACCGTGATATTCGGCATCGCCTTGCCACGCTCTGAGCGATGGGCCTCGACACCAAACTTTTCAGCCTCCCTCACTGTTTGGTGGCTGACGGCCAGGGGAGTCAGCACAAGTGCAGGTTTTCCTGTCTTGCGTGCGACGTTGCCAGCCCACGCCAACTGCATCGGAGTCTTGCCAAGACCGCATCCGGCAAACACCGCACCGCGGCCCTTGCGGCAACCCCACTCGACAATGTGTTTCTGAAAATCAAACAGCCAGTCGGGCATCTCGATCGGTTCAAACCCGTGATCTCCGTCAAGTTGGCTCTTTGATTCGATAAAGTCTTCGTAATTTCCCATCGTCCCTCCCGTGCCTCAGATCCATCTTTCCCTCCAAAGAAAGCCATCGCCAGCGGGCTTGCACCGCTGCTCACACGGGTAGCGAATCCGTGATCGGCCTACGCACGATGGGCCAGCAACGGCACGCGAAGTGGCGACGTGCCGCTGCGGTAAATCAGAACGGCACATCGCCGTCGTCGTCTTCAGTCACCATCGCCACGGCCGTCGTCATCCGGGGCTTTTTGTCGGCTTTCTTCGCTGGCTTCGCTTTCGGGTCAATGGGCACGTATTTCTTGACGACGCTAGAAACCTTGCCGGCCTTGCTGGTGTAGTGGCTGATTTCCACAAGAACATCCTTGCCGATCAAATCTTCCGGCTCGAGCGAAACCGTGCCACCAGCCACCGCAGAACCCAACGCCGTGGCCAGCTGCTTCGCTCGCCAGCCAAGATGCTTAGGGATGTCGTCAAAGACAAATCTGTAGTCGCCAACCGTCAGCCGCAGCTTGAGGCACATCCCCTCAGGGTTCTTCTCGTGCGTCTTGTACGGGTTTGGCCCCTCCTCGGCGTGCTGGATCCTCATTCCATGCACACCAGCCGGCACGATCTCACGCTCTGTCGTCTGCTGCTCTTCGTTTTCGTCGTACTGAAAATCCATTCTGTCCCTTTCGTTTTCAAAGAAAAAAAGCCGCCCCCGTGCGAAATGACGGTAACGCCCACAAACGTGGTGGGGGCGGCCAGCGGCAACGCACCGCTAAGTTCTCATGCCGTATTCGCGATGAAGCACATCGGTGGCAATCGGGCCACGAGCTTCACCAGTCTCATTGCAAGCAATGATCCACCAGCCTGGTCTGCCGTCCTGCTCGCCAACCAAGTGCCAGGCTCTCCCTTGGTGGCTCACGATTTTCCCTCGAGCATCATTCCCATCCGCTCTTCGAGTCGCTCCATCAGCTCGGCCGCTTCGTCAGCCGTGTAGAATCCGTCATCTCGTCGCGTCTCAATGATGCTGGCAAACTTCTGCAGCTTGGCGTCGGTATCGGCCGCATCAATCGCGTTCTTGGCCTTCAGAAGATCAACAGCGTCTGCCACTGGTGCAGACGGCTCAACGGGCTTGGCAGGCCCACCAGCCGCAGGCTTGGCCGGCTGGCCGTCGCTCAGCCATGCGGCCAGCTGGGTGCCAAACATCTCGCCGGGCTTGTCGAGCAGCCTGTCCTGCCACTTGCCGGTGCGATCCTTGATCACGTTGGCAATGTGATCGGTCGACAGCTCGAGGAGAAGGTCGAACTCATACTCCACGCCTTTGCCCTGTTCGGGAGCCAGGCCGACTCGCACCGGCCGATTGCGGCCGTTGCTGTCCTGTGTCGTCTGCCACTCAGTCTTTGACCGCATCGTGGCCAAAACGTGGCCTGGGAA